AATATCCCCAATCGTTCTTTTGCCATACCATCAATCAATTCTTCTTTATCCATTGGCTTCAATAGTGTCTTAATCTTCTTTAAAAAGAACTTGTCTATCATAGTTTCATAATCAATTTGAACAACCTTATCAAATTCCTTTGGCCAACGTAAAAAGCTGATTGTCTCAACACCGTAAGGATTAGGCTTTACATAAACAACTCTAGCTTTTGTGCCGTTAGGAATATCTTCATATTCGTTCTCAATGCCTAATTCCTTCAGCAGCATTCTATAATTCCAAACTCCTTTGACATGCCAAGGAGCACCTTTCCTCCATCCCTCTTTAGTCAGATACTTATCAAGCTTGTTGATGCCTATGTTTGCTGCTATTTCCTCTGGGAATACTTTCTTCAGACTATCTCTACATTCATCTACTCTCTTTATAATCTCTTTGTCAGTAGCATCTCTCAAGATCATGTCTACTACTTCTTTAAGCACGATTCTCACAGCTTCAGCAGTATCAGATCTAACCATTTCCAATCCGGTAATTGATATCTTGTCACAAGGTGCTCCTTCCTCATTGACTGCCCAATAAGCATATTTTTTCTTCATAATGAAGATAGCACTTTTGGCAACTATCTCTTGTTTGAAGAGAATAGTGAAATCATCTACCGGAGAATTGTATGCTGCTTTCTGTATGTTGACGAAACATTTTTCATTAACAATTTTCTCAATACACTGAGATAATTTCCTCACCTTTTCTATCTTGGCTTCATCATTAAGGTCTGCCCATTTACTCTTAGCTGATACAACCCTCTTAAGAAACTCTCCCATCTTAATGAAGAGTGAATCAGTATCTATATAGGCAACCCAATCTGTATCTTCTGTATGCTCAACCATATCCTTATCAAGGTCTGGATCATACATTTCATCATACAGGATGCTCATAAACTCTTCATCATGAACCCACTTTGTTTGAAGATACTCATTTACATATCTCTCACCTGCTTTGATGGTTTGCCTACCACAAGCTGTAATAGCTTCTGCAATGCTTGTATTAAAGTATCTGCTATAAGGCACAGCAGTAACTCCAAACATAGCATTGAGAAGGATCTTTAAGGCCCACTGGAGATCAAACAATTGCTTTGCTCTTTCCTTCATCTTCTGATCTTCCTTTTCGGCCAATTGCTTTTTAAGCTCAATCATCTTACCTTTAACTTCTTTTCGTTTTGCAAAGATATTTCTCTGTACTTCTGCAAGTGTTCCTATTTTATGGGTAGTAAATACAGAACCATTCGGAGCAATAGCTAATAATTTTCTTTTCAATGATTCATTGAACTTGTCTTTTCTTGGACCACGAAAATTAACAATGCCAGATACATCCTTAAATATATCAAAGTCTGGAAATTCTCTCTGTTTAGTGTACTCCATTACTTGATCTTCAGGCAATCCTACAATCTTTCCAAAGTATGTCTCCGTTGACATGTTCAATGTTATAATTGCAGTTGGATAAGAAGATACTATATCAAGATCAACTATCCATTCATGCTTGCCACGTTGTGGTTCCTTGACATATGCAGCTTCAAAGGTCTCTTGAAAACCACCAATAAAGATAGGAGCACACATCTTGTTTCTTCTATAGTGAGTAAGAAGAGCACCTTCAATCAACTGAGTCATTGTGTGATAATATTTCATTGGGCATTTAGTTAGAAGAGAAAGAGACTGCACAAGTTTTATATAACCACACTTCTCTTCCAACTGATATACCCTTTTTGCATCTGTTCTATTATAAGTAACATAGAGATTCCAGTCCTCTCTATAAACTTCTCTAAGATCCTCATAATGAGAATAGTCTATTTTACCTTCACCTAATTCATGATATGCAACATAGTCTAGTCTATATGATTCTAAATTCGGCCCATACCACTTATAGATATCATAATAATCTAAGATTGTAACTCCAGCAATATCTATATTAGTATCACCTTTTTCAGAATCCCATACCCTAACTATATTAATAGGTGACATACCTGCAAAGATCTTAGAGTCTTCCCCAAACAACTTTTTAGATCTATTAATTAAATATGGTAAGTCGAAATTATAAATATTCCATCCTGTAAGGACATCACAAGGATACTTGTTCATATAGGCAAAGAGTTTTCGTAATAACTCTGATTCATCATTGCATTGAATGTAATATGTATCTTTAGGAAGTTCTCCAGTATACTCTTTTTCTCCAAAAGTTACAGATCTATCTCCACCATATAAAGTCACCAGAACTACAGGAAACTCTGGATTCCTAGTATTCGGGAAACTATCTTCATGAGCAACTTCTATATCAAGGGAATAAATCTTAAGCTTAGGAACTTCTATTTCATCATCCGGTATTTGATGATAGGTTTCAGCCAAGAATTGTATCTCTGGTCTAACTTTATTCTCATATACGTTTACCCTTTCCTTACAGAAAGAGTAATAGTCTTGATAGGAGTCAAAGGTCTTCTTAGCTACTTGGTGACCATCAATTGTTTTTACATCTCCACCTGTAGCTCTAAGGAAAACGTATGGAATCCAATATTGTGTTCTATAATTGGGAACTCCATCAACCATCTCCCATATATGCATGGTTGATTCTTTTGTTTCATAGTAAGTATTAATAAACATTAACTATCAAGGAACTCCTTTGCTTCTTTTTCAGTATTAAAGAACTTAAACCTAAAACTTCCCTTTGGTAGAGCCAATTGATGGAGATTGCCATTAACATCTCTTATCTCTACAAGAACAACATGCTCTGCATCCTCAACTACTCTACCATGGTTTACATATCTATCTCCCCATTGCCATACTACAAAATTTTTAGCCATTAGCTTCTCCCATGTAATGCTTTATTAATTATATGAATTGATTTTACTTCATTTCTTTCTAGAAATTCATCCAGTGCTTTGTCGAGAACACAATCAGAATTTTCAGAGTAGCAATTTTCTAGCTTGCAATAACTTACTACTCGTTCCCTTTGAACTGCTTCATGATGTTCACATTCCAAGCAAAATTCCAGTAATCTTGACCGTATATGTTTTGGAAAGAAGAAATGCTTATGGCTCACAATTCAAAGTCTCCTTCTTCAAAACCATCTGGCTCTGGCTCTATTAGAGCAGGAGTTATTTTGCCAATTTTTATATCATCAGGTGTAGCCATAACAGGATTATTTAATCCTACATTTCTAAGCATACTTGTTGCTATATCAACTATCTTCTGAACATTATTCATTTTGAAATACAGTTTAGAAGGAATTTCTATAATTAATATCTCTCCTGGTTCTAGTTTAAGCCTATACAAAGAAAATTCCCTATCTACATTGACATCTAGATTTTCCATAACTCTTCATCCTCCAAAAAGTCAGTGACAAAATCAGGCATAGGTGGTGAAGGTGGTTCTATTTCTTTAAATCTTGCTATACTCTCTGAGAGCATCTGCAATCCCTCATCTTTTCTATAAATGCAAAATGCAGGATGAACACTTAAAACATAAGGAGCATTATCATATCCAAGTGTACCTGCCAGAGCAAAATTTACTTGGTTCTCATCAATAATAGTTGCATTAAGTTTCATAATTCCTTGTCCATGTCCTAATGCACTATACATTGCATAATTACCTAATACTAATATTTTCTCTGGCTCAAATACTCTTATATACTTTCTAACCCATTCCCTGCAACAGTCTTGTTGATCTTCAGTTGGCTTACCATTCTTCCATGATTGGTTTTCATCAACAGGTCTACAATTGACACTATTAATTATAAGAAATTTATCTTTCTCCAAACCATGATCAGCCATGGTCTCCCACAATATATCACCTGCTGCTCCGGTAAAGGGTTCATTATCCCTTACCTCATTAGATCCAGGTGCTTCACCAATTATAGCATACCTGGACTCTTTTGTATAAAATGGCTTACATCTACCGTTATTATGCAGGTCACATTTTTTACAAACACGAATCTTATTATCTAGCAATACTAGCATTCGTATTTGTTTTGTGGTTAACATTTAATACTCTCCAAAGAACTCCTTCAAAAACTGAACTGCTTCAGGAACAGATTCAACCCAGGATGATACTGTATCATCTATCCATGTATGTTTCACATAGATATTCTCCATTGGAATATGGTCAACACTTCCGGTCTCCAAATACTCTTGAGCAATCTTAATTCGTTCCTCATAAGTAGGTGGAATCCAATTTCTTGCATTTCCATGAATACCGATAACAGGCATATTCAAAGTGTCTCTTGCCCAACAACACTCAAAGACAGTTCCTAATGGTTGCTTTGATGGAACATAGATTGCAAGATTAACTACCATTATATTACACATGCTTATAAGTTGAAAGTCTTTAGGCTTCAAGATGCCCTGAGATCTAGCAACAGCTTCTTTAATGAAAGCAGTATTGTCTCCTTGGAAGTCTCGTATGCTCTGATTGAATTTATTCTTACAAGGATTCACTATAACAAAGTTAGGATCATCCCTCATTAATTCTTCAAACTCTTCTCTCCACTCATAAGTTCTAACATCTCTTGAGATGCTTCCAGCTAGATAAACATGGTTTCTTTTCTTAGTTCGTCTGAGAAGATCTATTATCTCTGTAAGCTTATCAACCTTACTACTAAGACTAACAATAAGTTCTTCTTGAGCAGATAACCTTCTGTATAATTCATTAAAAGTATATTCTGGCATAATTCTAATAGAGGGGAGGTTGCCCCTCCCCATTTTCTCCTTTCAAATTTTATTTCCTTGTAGCAGGTGTGACATCAATCAAAGGTGTAATACCACCATTGCCAGTTACTATAACTTTATCACCTGGAGAAACTTTTTCATAAAGGGTTATATCCCTCTCAATTTCTCTCAGCTTAAGGTAGTCAGAAGTTAGTGCCTTACCCATAACAGTTACATAAACTGCTTCTGCTTCTGCTTCAGTAGCACGAACCTGCTTTCTCTTCTGAGCCAGAATTTTCCTATTATCTAGCTTAAGAATTTCCATAGCCTGAGTTGCTTTCTCAGTCTCAATTTCAATTTCACGTCTTCTCTTATCTTCCACAGCTTTAGTGATAACATCAGG